TTAAGTTTTCTGTTTATTCAGATGATGACGAACTTGTATTTGAAGCCGTTTATGATTATGCAGATGTAGATCCAGATGCGATTTATGATTCCGCAGTTGATATGGCAGAATTATCCTTATCCCAGCAGTATGAACTTTCGGATAAGGTCATCTCTGAGATCCGTAATGAACTCCCGGACTAACTAAATATCTAAATCGTTTTTATGGATAGTAGCCTACTGGTTAAGGTAGGCTATTTTTATTTTGTAATCGTTATTATATCTGAGGGGGTTACTGTTTATGATAAACCAGATATTTATAGACCGGTTAAGAACCGCTATGAACGCACAAAATATGTCCGGATCTGAACTTGCTTTGCGGTGTGGTCTGAACAAGAGTGCTATCTGCCGCTATCTGAACGGGAAGATAAACCCTAAATTAAGTGCTATTGATTTAATGGCACAAGCCCTTGGAGTATCTTCAACATGGTTGCTGGGCTACGATACTGATATGAAACTGACTGAGATACCGCCGTTGCCGAAAAGAGAATATAACCCGATAGATTATAATAAACTCTCCCCGGTAAATAAGATCAAGATCAAAGCATACTATCAGGCTCTTTTAGATACCCAAACCAAAAATTCTTGAATTATTTCGGAATTTTAACGAATTAGGTGTTGTAATTGTATCTATTTATATTATAATTAAGATATAAATATGCCTACGCATACACCACATCAATAGACCAAGAGGTTAAGGAGTATCGTATGAAAGAGTATAAAATCGAAGTAAAGTCTTACATGATGCAGAAGTCCAGCCCGGATTTCGATTTCATGGCAAAGTGGAATGAGGATAACCCCATGCCACTTAAAGTTATGTATGGGGTAAAACTCCAAGAAACTAAGGGCATGGTTCGTATGAGGCTCCATGGCGATATTAAGCAGAAGATCACGCATTGTTGTATGGTCTGCGGCAGGGAGTTAAAGAACCCCGTTTCCCAGTATTTCGGTGTCGGTCCGGAGTGTGGTGGTCATGGTTATAGCCACCCGTTTGCATCTGATGAAGAACTTAAAAAGGCAGTAGCCGCTTATCGTGAAAAGTTGGTCAACACGGTCTGGGAAGGCTGGATCATCAAAAAGGCTATCGAGTTCATAGATGATGACGGTGATTACAACAAGAAGTTGGCTGAGATGCCTATTGACGGTTCCGGTACAACGACTACTAATAAGGTTGCTACCAACATCATCAAGGCAAGAATTGATAAGCCGGTCAGGGGTACGGATGACTACTCCGTATTCTTATCGTTTAAGTATAATGCGGAAGTCAAAGATACTATCAAGGATCTTTCGGTTCACATCTGGAATAACGATACTAAGGAGTGGGAGATCGAGTATAAGGACTTTGAGGCTCTTAAACTTAGATTACCTGACTTTAAGTTTGAGATTTCTAATGAAGAAATTATCCCGGAGAAGATAAATATCTCCAAGAGTTTTAATCCTAAAACAAAGCCTATGGCACATCAGGTAGAGGGTGTCCGTTATGGTATAGATCATAACCGCTGGCTCCTTGCTGACGATCAGGGTTTAGGTAAAACCAAGCAGATTATCGACTTGGCTATTATCCGCAAGAACGAGCAGGGCTTTAAGCATTGTCTTATCGTATGCGGTGTCAATTCCTTAAAGTGGAACTGGCTGGAAGAAATCAAAAAGCACTCTGACGAGAACGGCTGGATCTTAGGTATGTATCGCAAGAACTCTAAGACTACTAACCAGACTTGGGGTATCGGTTCTAATCAGGATAAGTTAGATGACCTTATGAAGTTGGGTAATGATCCTCACCTCGATAGCCACTACTTCCTTATTACGAATATCGAATCTCTTAGGAACGAGGCAATAGCCAACAAACTTAGTGAACTTTGCGAAAACGGTACTATCGGTATGGTAGCAGTTGACGAGATCCACCGTTGCAAGAACCTCAGAACCCAGCAGGGCGAAGGTTTACTGCAACTTCAACCTACGGTTCGTGTCGCTATGACCGGTACACCTTTAATGAATACTCCGTTAGATCTTTATGCTATCCTCAAATGGCTCGGCTATGAAAGATATAGTTTCTGGTCTTATAAGAACTACTTCTGTAACACAGACGAGTGGGGTAAGGTTATCGGATATAAGAATATCGACCAACTCAGAAATCAGTTAAGTTCGATAATGCTCCGCAGAACAAAGGGTGAAGTTCTGGATCTGCCCGAAAAGATTTACATCAATGAGTATGTAGATCTTACAGACGAGCAGAGAAACCTTTACAACAAGGTTATAGAAAATGCTATGTATAATGATGATCCTGATGAAGATGAAAAAGAGTGCATACTTGCTACTTATCTTAAACTTCGTCAGGTTTCCGGTGGTATCGGACAGTTTAGCACTATCAAGAAGAACCCTAAAATGGATCGCCTTGAACAGTTAGTCGAAGATGCAGTTTACTCCGGCACTAAGGTTATCGTATATAGCAACTGGGTAGAAGGACTTAAACCGGCTATCGAGAGATTACAGAGATATAACCCCGTAGTTATAACCGGAGAAACCAAAGATGCAGACCGTCAGGCTATCGTAAATAGGTTCCAGTCAGATGATAGTGTCAAGGTTATTATCGGAACTATCGGTGCTATGGGTACTGGTTTAACCCTTACCGCCGCTACTGAGGTTATCTTCCTTGATGAACCTTGGACTAATGCTACTAAGGAGCAGGCTTGCGATAGAGCACACCGTATCGGTACGACCTCTGCGGTAACGATCCATACTCTGATTTCCTACGGCACTTATGATGAAGATGTTCATGGTATAGTTCTCGGCAAGAAAGTTATATCTCAGGACATAGTAGAGAAGAAGGATCTGGCTAAATTAAAACTGTAATCGTTATTATAGATAGTACCAAGAAATTCCTGAATTATTTCGGAATTTAAGTAAATTAGGTATTGTAATATATAATATTTATATTATAATTAAGATATAGTTATGCCTAAAAACAATATCAAAAGTCCAAAAGGAGGAAATAGGCTATGTGTAAGAATAAGGTTGAACTCACTAATCAGGTGAACAAGGTTCGCAAGTTGCTGGCAGAAAAGAAGAAACTCGAAGCCCAGATCAAGGACATTAAAGAGGACATTACTGAGTATGTACTTGCTAAGGGTGTTCCGGGCGGCAAGAACAACACATCTCGTATCGTTTACGGTGAGGACTTCAAGGTGTCCTATCTCACAAGTGTAGAGCACCCTCTTGATACCGATAAGGTCAAGGCTTTTCTGGGTGATAGACTTCCGGAGTTCCAGACCGAGAAGATCAGCAACAAACTCGATATTCGCTAAGGGGGTGCAGAGCCATGATGAATCCTATCCATTTAACCGAACTTTTCAACGCACAGTTTACCGGACAGAAGATCTGTCCGGATATTCTGTTTTCCAAGATAGTCAATGTCAATACGGCATTGGAAGTCATTAAGACAGAGCATCTGCCTATCAGATTTTCTTTTGGAACTCCTAATGATGATGAAACCTCTCTTAATGACTGGAAGGAGATCCGTTGCGTTACTCTTGATGACATGACGGATGCTGAGATTTCCAAGCAGTACAAGGTCTATGAGGTCTGGTATGACGGAGATGACGGTTGTATCGAAGTTATGTTGGAGGTGGAGTAATATGTTTCCTGAGCATAATGTAACACCTATATCGGGCATAACCGATAAGGACAACCAAGATGATCCTAAGGTCATTAAGTTGGCTAAGTTGATCCTTATCCTTGCGGATAAAGACACTCCTATTGAAGATAAGTTCGGTTGCCTTAGACTGGCAATTCTCCATGAAACCGTATCTCAGGAAGATGCCGTTTATCTCTGGGCTAATCTCGCTGAACTTGAAGATTTTATATAAGGGGGTACTGCCATGGGTTATGAATCAAGACTTTATGTTGTGAACAAGTGGAAGAATATCCCCAGTTCCAACGAGAATTATATCTATGCTGAGATTCTGGCTATGCTGAATATGAGTAAGTGTGGTATTCACCGTCAGGACTTTCGTACCACAGATTGTGCTATTTATGCAGATGACGGAAACACTTTGATAACTGAGGACTGCTATGGCGATACTCTGGGTGAGTTGACGATTCCTGAGGCTATTAAACTTATCGAGAAACATCAGGAGATGTGTCCGGCACATAGGCGGTGGAAACCATGCTTAGATCTTTTAATGAGTTTTGACGAAACTGATTGGGATCAATTAGTAGTTCTTCATTACGGATATTGAGGAGGTAATAAAATGGGTAATAGAGCAGTTATAACAACTCGTGAGAATTTCGAGAACCATGGTGTAGGTGTTTACCTTCACTGGAACGGCGGCATGGATAGTGTCAGAGCCTTTTTGAAGTATTGTGAACTTCGTAATTTTAGATCTCCCTCTGAGGACTCCTACGGCTGGGCAAGGTTGGCTCAGGTCCTCTGTAATTTTATGGGTGGTGATGGTTTGTCCGTTGGGGTTGATGTAGTTAGTAATCTTGACTGCGATAACTACGATAACGGTGTTTACATTATTGATGGCTGGGATATTGTAGGTCGTGAGTATCATACCGGAGCCGAGCAGGACGAGTATGGTCTGGACGAAATGCTTGTAGCCATAGATACTACACAACCGGAGAATCAGCAGATGGGTAAGGATAACATCAACAAATATATTCAGGCTGATACCGAATAACCTTTATTAAGGTTAAAGATAGTCTGGGGGATAGAACTATGATACCGATAGAATATCAGTCTTATCACGATATATTTGAACGGAAGATGAAACAATGTAAGTCCAAAAAGGACTACAAGAAACTCTGCAAGGAGATGATCTTCCAGTTCGGTGTAATTGATAAGATAGACGAAAACCAGTATAAGGTATTTTCCTCTCTGATCGGATCTGATAACTATCTTAGAGGAATGTCATCTGCAATAAAGATGTACCTTTTAGAAAAACAAGGAGTAACATTTGATTTAGTTCCTAATGAGGAAGATTTTCACGATTTAGACATTTGACGGGTTCCATTGTTATTTTTCCTGCGTAAATACCCTCTCGGTTTTGCTCTCACCGAGGGGGTGTTTACATTTGCAATAACCTTTTATATTATCGGAACTAAATCGCTACTTGAAAGACTTTTTCACTTGGCGATAGGCACAACTAAATATACCGAAATACCAAATCACTAAACACTTTTTAGGAGGAAATTAAATGGCTATTTCAGAAAAAATCGAACTGTTGGGTAAAGGTCTGTATAAGGATATTCCAGATGTAATCACTCTGAAAAGTATTCCTACGGCATCTGAACTTGATTATGTAGGCGGCGAGGACTTTCAGGCTACTATGCTGGATAACATTCTCCCCAAAGCCGTAGAGGAAAAGATCAATTTCAGACAACTTCTTGAAATCGACTTTCAATGGATTTGCAGATGTTTGAGAATACTTAACTATGGTCCTTACATTACAACCAACGCAATTTATTGCCCGGACTGTGATGCTATCTCTCATGGAGAGTATCAGGTAGATTTAAGGACTATCGAAGTTAAGACACTTCCAGAGGGGTTCACAAACTCCATAACAATTACAAAAGACGAGTTCATAGACTTTGACGGTGATATTGTTATTCAACTCCCGACAATTCAGGACATGATTAACGCAGTCAAAGATCCTATGTTTTTAGATAGCAACGGAGATGTAAATCTCGGACTTGCAAGACTTTGTTACATGATTAAGTCAATTAAGGGTAATACCAAACTGGCATCACCGGAGATTAAGTTCACGATCCAAAATCAGTTATCATCTGCTGACTTCTTGATCTTAAAAACCAGAGCAAATGAATTAACCGATTATGGTCTTAGAGCCGGTGGTAAAACAATATGTCCGAAGTGTCATAGCAAGGAGGCGGCTTATGTAGCACTTGTTGATGACCGATTTTTTCGCCCGTCCGTGGGAAATCTCCGGGCATGGAAGGCTGATAGAGATGCCGAAAAGTCAAGTAAACCAGCAAACGCAAATGGTGAAAGTGGGAGAAGAATGGAAATCTTTCCACCAAATGCGACAAATGCGGTACGAGAGAATAATTGAAGAAACCATTTACATAGCGAGGGCATCTGAGGGAGCAATTAGTGCAGACTGGGTAATGGAACAACCGATATTCATCAGGACTAAATGCGTAGATGAACTCGATAAGGAAATGCAAGAAAGACAAAAACAGTTAAATAGTAAGAAGTAACCACATGCCAAACCAGAATAGTCAGGGTAATCAAAATCAAGATAATACGGGGTATAACCCCCTACAAAATCTGCAATATTCTAATGATGCGTTAAAGAATATTGATATGGAATTGCGGAGTGTTATTAACATACTCCAAAATAAGCCTGCAAATGCTGGTTTGACTAAACAAGCCCCTACGGAATCTCAGTCCAACTATGCTCAGTCCAAGTGGAAAACCCGTAGCCTTAGGGATCAGAACGAATACGATCCGAGAAAATACACCGGAACCGGAGATATTTATAAGGACTTTACTAATGCTTTTAAGAAACAGTTGCTTGATTCATTAGCAGGCGGCAGTTTCAAGAAGGGTATTCAGAGTGCTATGAGTACCTTTACCGAGAGATTTGGTTTGGATATTCGTAATATTCCTACCGAGGCTGGTAAAGCACTTAGTAAAAGGGTTTTTAATACCATTAGTAAGTCTAAGTTAGGTAATTGGGCTAAGGGTAAAGCCGGTAATATCGGTAATTGGGCATTAGATAAGGCTTTCGGTAAACAAGGTCAGGCTGGTGCTGAGGCTAAGCAAGGCATTTTGGATATGGTTAAAGCATTCCGAAATGGCGGTCAAGGCGGTGCAGATACCATTGGAAAAATCGGAGATATTGCTGGCAAGTACGGTGGCAAGATAGGCGGCAAGGGTGGGAAGGTCCTTACTACTATCGCAGGCAAGGCTGGTACTGGTGCGGCTGGTAAAGTCGGTGCCGGTGCTTTGGCTGGTAAGGGTGGTGCGGTTCTCGCTAAGGGTGCCGCCGCACTCGGACCTTATGCTCTGCTTATTATCGGTATCGTTTATACAATAGTTAAAGTCCTTGGTCCTGCATTAAAGGGCTTGGCTGAACTGGCTAAGGCTCTTGGCAAGTCGTTTAACCGTGAGGAAGAAATGCGTAAGAAACGCATGGAGAACGCACAGAAACGACAAGAGGCTGACATGAAGTATATTGCGGAGCAACCGTTTAAGATACTTCAAGAGGCGGCTGAAAAGTGGGCAAGTACATGGGATGCTAATCTTCGTACTATCGGTCAGACACAAGGCTACGATAAAGAATCAGTATATGCTTTATATGAGGGATATGCAGAAAGACTTAGATCAGAAGGTCTTGGATCTGTCATCAATGCAACAGATGTTGTTGATAAGTTATCATCTGTTCTTTCTACTGGTCTAAGTGGTAAAGCGGCTGAGGAATTTGCTTATATAGCATCTAAGTTAAATGCCGCTATTCCTACTCAGGACTTTTTCGGATATGCTGAAACTTATGCCTCTATTGCGGCTAATGCAATATCTCAGGGTAAATCACAAGAACAAGCACTTGCTCTGGCTAATGACGAGTTAGAGCAGTTTGCAAGTAATCTGTTATATTCAAGCCGTGAGTTGGCTGGCGGTTTCTCTACTGGCTTAAAGAATAGTGCTACATTATTCCAAAATGCTACTCAGATCGCCCAGTCTGCTAAGTCTGGTAATGCGGCTGAGATTTCCGGTACACTCACATCAGTTTCGGCTATTATCGGTGCAGTTGCCCCGGATCTTGCTGATTCATTAGTTAGTAATGTCGTTCAGGCGGCTATCGGTGGTAATAGTAGCCAGATAGTTGCACTTCGTTCACTCGCAGGCATTAACGCAAGTAACACAGAGTTCTTGCAAGCCATGGCATCTGATCCTAAGGCGGTATTTACTGAGTTATTCTCTAACCTTGCTAATATGCAAACCATGTCCCCGGACAACTATATGGAAGTTGCCGAGGGCTTGGCTGAGGTATTCGGTATTGATAAGGCGGCATTTGCCCGTGTAGATTTCAACTACCTTGCAGATGCTATCAATGCTATGCAAGTCAACTATAACTCTCTGGATCAGAACTTAGCATTATTAGAGAGTGGTCAAACTACAACATCTGCTGAGCAGTTAAAGGCTCAGGAGATTAACCGCATTGTTCTCGAAGAAGGACTTGCCTATGTAATTGATAGCGAGGCTGGTCGTATGATCCAGCAGAACATGTGGGATGAACAAAGAGCCAATGCCCTCATGGAGAACGAGTATGCGGTTAGCCTGCAAGGTGCCGCCCTGACTTTCCTTGAAGGCATTAGAAAGACCATGACTACCCTCATGAACTTCTTGAACCCTATTGGTTTTATCGCCAAGGGTGTTTCCAACATGGTCAAGACTATGAGCGAATCTGTTGGAAATGAAGAAGATCTGGCTGAGATTTTGAAGTTAGGTGCCGTTGGTGGCAATACTAAATCTTTTTATAACTTAACCACAAGGGGTACAGACTTAGGTTTAACCACATCATTAGTAGAGATGATGGGTGGTACTAAGGGTGTTGCCAGCCTTAATAAGTTAGCCGAGAATTTCAGTAAACAGACTACTCTTATAGCAAATGCTACTCAGTTTTTAACTACGGGAGTTCTTACACCTACCGGTGGTCAGTTAAACGAATTTAATGATACTATGATGAAGATTTCCAGAGGTGGTAACATAAATGCCAGCACCGGAGTTTCCGTAGCATCTCGTTATAACTGGGGTTCGGTTGGTAAGTCAGCACTTAGAGCCACGCAGTCCACTTCTATGAATACTAATACCCTTAGTGCGGTTGCGGCTAAGGCATCTACTGCGGCTACCGAACATGCTCAAAATGCTTCAAATGAGAGGTTCCAAGAGTTCTTATCAAGTGCTGAAAAGGCGGCGGCTAATAATATGTCCTACGAGAAGTGGGTTGCTACCGCTAAGAATTATGGTATTTCTGATTATTCTGATGCTCTTAGCACATACGGAAGATCAGAAGATGAAATCAAGAATTACTTCGAGGAACATGAGGCTCGTCAGGGTGCTATCCGTGAGCAAGAAATCAAAGATGACGAGAAGAATTATAGAAATGAAACCCGTGAATACTGGGGTTATCTCAGTAGTGGTAATGGTATATTCCAGACTGCTTTATGGTTGCCGTTCTTTGGTGAGGGACAGAAATACGATACTCGTATGGATGCCGTTGATACGGCTTTGTCTAATATTCAGGCTCAGATCGGTAATGCCAAGAACCATACGGTTATCGCTGGAATAGAAGAACTTAGCCGCAAGATCGGTGAGGATAAGAGAGTTACTGTAATCTCAGCCTTAGAGCAGATACATCAGGATCTTAGTTCTACATTTATTCTTGAAAGTAGCACTTTCCAGAAGTGTATGAACGGTTGGCTGAATTACTTTACATCTATAAGTAAAGTCTATGCTCCTGAGGTTAAGGGTGCTAATGCTTGGAAGAACTTAAAGAGTGCTGAAACTAATCAGCAAACTCAGGCATCACTTGCTTTGGCTAATGCTCTTGGTGAGTTTACATCAACTCAGTTGCAGGGCATGGATCCCCAGTTGCAGACTAATGTATTGCTTGGTGAAATCGTTGTTATTCTTCAAGCGATTATGCAACAGAATAACTCTCAGGCTGGTGGACTGTCGCTTATTGATACTATCAGTGCTCTTGGTCTTGGCACAACAAAGAAAACATAAATATACCTTTTATAGATAATATGGAGGACTAAAATATATGCACTTTATAACATTTCCAGTTGCATCAACTAACATATTCCCGTTAAGTAATTCCAAGCAGGGCGGTCAGTTAGTTACTGAGTTTAACTTAAAAGCAAGGGATATGGTAGCGACCAACCCCGATATTAAGTATGCAGTAGGTCCCTCATTTATCCATAGTCTTGATGATTTCAAGATTAAACTTCTCGAAGATTCAGATGTACCGGCTTATGATAAGACTAAAACTTATGATAAGGGTGATTACTGCCAGTATGAGGGTGATACCTATGTCTGTATCGTCAAGATTACTACTCCTGAACAGTTTGATCCTGAGCATTGGTTACAGACCGCTATTTCTACATCTACTCTCCAAATCGGTCCGGGTAGAGCCGTAATCAACGGACACTATGTTGAAACTCTTGCACCTATGCAAGTCGATCTTAACTTGGCTAATGCGGAGTTAAAGCAACAGTCGCAACCGGAGTTATTCGGAAATCTGTCTATCGGTATTAGGACATATTTCAGTACCGAAAACACAATGGCTGGATCTATGCTTGTAGAGAATACCGATAATATGTATGTCGGTGTTCAACTTGTTATTACTAAGTATGACGAGTTCAAGACACCTCAGGACTGCCCTGATTCAATAGATCAAGTTACTGCTGACATTAAGTTGGCAGATTTTACATTTGTAAACGGTGTAATCTCGGCACCCAGTATTGTTACTAACCCTCTGGCTACCAGATATATAGATTCTCGCAGAATTTATGACTTTGATAGTTTGCTTGATGATAAGTATGTTTCTGCTCAAAATCTCCAACCTAATGAGTTCTATACCTATGTAGGAGATCAAGGTTGGTGCAACTCTGTTGATAGCCTTATGCAGTGGGATTTCAGGAGCCAGCAAGTTAGTGTTGAGGAATATCCCCCTATTGCTAATCTTAAAAAGGCAGAATTTCGTGGAGATAGTAGCGATATTCGTGGTAATCACTATGGTAATATCCATTTGCTTATTCCACATAAGCAACCGGATCAGCCCTTTTATAATAATCGTGGCGAGGCATTATATTATCCTGCCGTTGATATGGCATTCCCTACGGCTGATTACAACAAGGGATCCTCTGGTGTTGTTACTAAGGCATATACCGATCAGATTAAATCTATCGCAACTACCCTCACCCAGTATAAGAATTTTACTCAGGGCAAGCAGATAGGCTTTATTGACTATTTGACCGTAGATGACGAGGGCAAGTATAACTATGACTTCCCGAAAGATTTATCTCATTTCAATGTCGGAGATTATCTTGTTGTTCGTGAAGATTATACGATTTCCGGTGCAGAGAGTGAGGCGGCTCCCTCAACCATGTATTTTGTACTGCCTGCTGGTGTTAATTCCATTAAGTTTGGTGGTACAACCCAGCCGCAGGGTATCAGGCTTGGTGGTCAGGTTATTTGGGAAGGTGATGGCAGTACACCCTCAGCAGAATATCCGTCAATGGAAGATCTGGCTGATATGTTTAACTACACCAGTTATAAGGGCATTGTAGATTATGACTACTTTGAACTTAGTTTCCATAATTTAGAAGATGATTCATATACATCTTATTATTATCCCGTAGCCACAAATTCCGGTGGTCCGTCATGGTCTAAGCCCGTATTACTTACGGGTGGTGTACCTCTGGCATCTGATACTCAAATCGGTGGTTTCTATAATGCTACTGATGATGACGAATATGCTGATGCTGGTTATGTTTATCTTGATGACACCGGACACCTTAAACTTCTTGACTATGAGTTACTGCGTTCTGGTACATTAGCATATCAGTTAGGTGCTGATTTTAGTGTACCTACTAACCAGACCGCAGAATATGTTCAGTCAGATCTTGACGAGCATGTAAACGCAAGGGTTGCTTTTAAGAGTATTGATCCGTTGGGTACTACACCCACAATGATAGATGTAAATATTCCTCTCCCGGCAGACGAGGAGGCAGTAATCAACATCTATAACATTGACTCTCGCTTTGGTACTGGTGTGTATATCCACTTCACTACTGAGGATAAGAGTGCAGATTATTCTAACCTTGTTATCAATGTCGTAAATTGCGAAAAGATTAGAATTGACAATTCTATTACGACATGGACTAACGGACCGGTGCTTAATATATTTAGAAGTTGTCTGTACTATGATGCGGAACTTATCAACTATGTTAGAACATGCGACTATCAGCATGGGCTTAGAGCAACATTGTTCCCGTCATATACTGATTTTACGGGCTTTGACGGTTTAACCCTCTGGTACTCTCGTTTTAGAGCAAGTGATCCTGAGTTAGTTGTAAACGGTATGGAAGTTTCACAACCTAATGTCGCTATGACTACTGAGGAAATTTCGTTCTGGAATGAAACTATTATCGGAGATAACCATTATGCTTATGCGTTAAGAAGTATCACACTCAGCAGTAGCGGTAAACTTATCGCTTGCAGTATGTATGTATCTAACGGTTCTACACATCAGCAAGTTAGCCCTGAGGACGGAACTCAGCATACGATTATCGGTGGCGATTTCATTATTCCGCAAGGCTCAGCCCTGAATTATCCGTTGGCTTGTATTGATGATTCGATTATCATCACGGGTACATATACTTCGGCATACAAGGCAACTAACGGTACAGACTGGATCGTATCTGATACTATCTTCACGGCTAAGTCGGGTACTTATGATCCTACTAAGGGTATGCAAAAGGGTACTATTGCATTTAACTCGGCTACCTATTTCGTTCCGGCAACATATACTACGGTTGACTTGATCGAGGGCTGGGAGCCTGATACTTTCCATATTTTCTATGGCGGTACAACAGTTTAATTATTGAGGGGTGTATTTATGAAACACATATTGTTAGATCCTACCCGTTTTAGAATCGTTGAGGCTTGGGATGATAACGGAGATTTTTATGTTACGGTAGAGGTCGGGACAGACCTATATGTTGATGTAAAATACCCTAACTGTGATGGTTATGACTTAATAGATATTGCGGATAAGATGTATTCTTATCCTATGTATAACACAGACGGTGGGTATGTTTATAGTGCAAATAGCGAGGGTAGGACCGTTGCGGATATTAGTGATGATGATGCTTGGCAAGTTGTATATTTCGTAGATGATGAAATTAGTAACTTCTTAGGTTAGGTGTAAATATAATGTTAGTACACGACATACTGAAAATTAAATATGTCAAACTTGGTTATATCAAGAAGAACTATCCGTATCATCTGATTTCTGATGAGGAAATGTTTAATGCGTTTATTGATCTGGGTTCCGATTTTAAGAGCAGTCTTATAGATCCCAGAGTTAGATTTTTCAATAAGTATTATCCGAATCCTTTTAATGAAACAGATATTTACTATAAGTTAAATGCCGCTGGTGATGTGGTTGCTGAATATAATCTTTATGATATGTATCAAAAGTTAAAGAGTTATATCATAACTACTATAAATTCATACTTGCAGGCACAAGGAACTTTGTCGGAGTTTGAATTACCGGACTGGATCTATACTTATATGCTCGGTGAGGTAGTTTATAATAAGTCTGAATATTTAGATATTCAAGATACTCTGGCACTGCTGGGTTGTTCTAATCTGGATAACGAGTTTACGAAAGAGGCATGTATCGCTTGCTTTGCAACAAGTTTGAATTATGTATCTACTTTGAATACGGGTTCCAGACCGGCAACGGTATTTGGTGAACCACATGTAATAAAACAATTAAGACTGGGGGCATGATATGCAATATCTGACAATAACCAAAGATATGTCATTATCAGACCTCTCCAACATTGTCGGTGAGAGAAATCTGGACTATGTGCTTAATGCAAATAGGCTTGACCGATCTGTGGATATAGGCGAAGTCTTTATGGATCGTCCGATAGAGGATATTCCGGTTGATTATCAAACTCGTATGAGTATTCTTAATCAGTTTGTCGGTTCATCTGATTTGTTTGAAAAGGCGGCTCTTGGATCTGAGAAGGACTGGCAGGCATTAGATCAATATAACTGCTTTACAGATGCTATAAGAATACCCGTTGAAATTCAATTACCTGAGGCTGAGGGTGTTCTTGGTAACTATGAAGCCGTTACGGATAAGGTTTATGCCGAGTGTATGACCTCACTTAAAAAGAGTAACAGTATTGATCCGTCAATATTTGCTGAATATAACACATCTTTTCAAGTCGGAGTTTCTGCTAAGGGTGTTTCATCTTCCGGTTCTCCGTTTGAGTGGTTTGCTATTCCGTTTGGGGAAGTTTGTCTTTGGTCCTCTTTTGAACCTAACGAGATGTTAAATTTCCCGGTTTATCCTCAAAATTTGGATGACGGTGTAAATGCCAACTATGACGAAATGCCCGAAATGCTCTATCAATATGAGCCTTGGAAAGTTTACAAGTCATCAGGACCAAGGGAGATTACTTTTGACTTCGAGTTCCATAGGGACATGTGGACGGGAGATCATAGAGATGGCGGTGCTAACGACCTTATCAGAGGTTGTCAGGCTAACTGCTATCCAAACTATGACGGTTCCTTAGTAAATGTACCTATCGTTACTATGTATATACACGGAGATAATTACATCACCGGTGTTATGACGAGTTGTAAATATAAATGGAGTGGACCTATTGGTTTAGACGGGTTCTACCTGATGTGTAATTTATCAATTACCATTGTTGAGGTATCACCTGAGAGATTAAACTACACGGCAGTTAGAAGTAAAGGACTGATCGGATAATGGACTACGGCAGAGATTTAACAATTCCATATAAAGAAATAGAGCACAACGGTATTGCATACGGTGTGTGTAAAGAATATGACCACATTTCCAGATATAGGAATCTCAGGCAAGTGGCATTTTTACCCGGTTCCGATACTACGGATAGGGTAACTTTACTGGAAACAGTAAACCCGTTTGTAACAAACACCGAGGTAGATTATTACGAGGTTGGTGTTAATGAAATCAACCGTTTAGATATAATCGCTGAAAAGAAGTTAGGATCTGCAACATACAGTTGGGTAATTGCTTATTTCAACGGTATTGAGGACGGTTACACAGTACGAGAGGGGCAGAAACTCATTATCCCCAAGAGTGTTACGGCATTACTGAATAATGGAGAGATTTTAGCCCCGATAGCGGCATTAAGATTAAATCTGGGTGAAGAATAATGTATAGACAACCATTCTGTGCATTTGAGTTGGCTGGTGTATCACTAACAGATTACGGACTTGAAATACCAAGCCCGTTTTGTTCATTATCTATATCTAATGCTCAGATCAATTCGTTTTTATCTTGGGAATTAAAGGTTATCGTTGTAGGCGATAGCCGTAGGCAGTCTAACCTTGCCGCTTTTGAAACTCTGCTATATAGTGCCTCACAAGATGCGGCTAAGTACCCTAATTCTCAGGGCATACCAGTATCATTTATGATAGGCTGGTTAAATTCTGACGGTAGTATTGCTGAGCATGTTTCCTATCAAGGTTTTACCCTGAAATGGAACACATCTACAACTGGCTTATCTATGTCATATACCGTAACGGGGTATGCGAGTATCGGTATGAAATCAGCCATGCCCGTTTACAATATTCCTGCGGTTAGCGGTGTGGTCCAGCCCTCAGCAGTAGTCGAGGGTGTATGCAAGGCACTTAAAGTAGATACTTACTACAACTTGGATATAGATCACAATGATGCCCCTACTTTGGTTAATCATGGTCCTCTTACTACGAGTTTTACTTCTTATGTCCGTGGTAACTACACGGGTGAGGATAACTACGCAGATTTTCCGGGCTTATTGAAGTTATCTAAGACATACAATGCTACAAGAGATGCCGCTGGCTTAAAGCGAGGAAATAGTTCACTTAGTACCATAATGAATAATGCTACGGTAACTCCGCTTAATAATTTCCTGAAAAAGAGTATCGTTGATAATACTCCACAATGTTCTGCGTTTTCGTTCTGGGTTGAAGAACCCACAATGACTAAAATGGGAACTGTTCATTATAAGAGTAACAGTGGGTTAGTTTCTACCCATCTGGGCGATACCCTTGAATATGGTACGGCTAATACTAACATCTTATCTTTAAGTGGCAGTTATAATGGAGTTGCTTATAACATGACTGATATGAGTTATGGCGGTGTAGGTTTTGCCGTTGACGGTAGCGGTAACACTATCGTCCAGCCTAATCAGATCACAAACAGTTGGTCATCTTCATTATCACAAGTATATCAGACCGTTAATATCATCAATGATGTTAATGCTCTTGCATCTCAGTTCTCGGCTGATTTTACTATTGAGATCCCCGGTACGGTTAAGCAATATACTGTTGCTCAGCCTATTTCATTGTTGGTTGTTGCTGGAAATACAGTTTCACCGGTTACGGGCATATACAGTATTGTATCAGTAGATCATAGGATAACTACCACATTTATAACTACTTTGAAAGTCCAAAGACTTGTTACGAGTTCTGCAAATGAAGTAGCCTCGTCCAGTAATATTACCGTGGCTAATGATCCTAACCCGTCATATATCTATTCGTCAACCAAGAACATTGTATCTACGGGTAAAGTAGATTTCGGTAAAATCTACCCTACCTATGAGGATGTATTAGTGTTATGACACCCACAATTATTTCAACATTAGTTGGGAAATCTACCAAAGATCCCTACAAGTATATCAAAAAAGGCTGGCAGGACACTAAGCCTTTTATAACTGGGTATCTGATGTTAGCCGACAATGTTTATAGTATATGTTCGGGTGTTGTATTAGATGTAGGTATAGATAATAAGACAAAGTTATACTCCGTTACCGTAGAGTATGAGTATCTGACTTGGATCAGATATTGTATGTTACAGACTTGTAATGTTAAGTTCGGTGAAGAAGTATCAATAGGCACCAAGATCGGAAAGTCCTATAAGGGTACTATGCGGTTTGAATATTGTAATAACACGGTGTCTGATTTTCCGGTCAGATTAGACGGTAGATGTTTGTATAAACAAGATCCATTAGTTATACTCGAAGGAGATTTGGAATTACCAGATAAGACAGACGAGGTTACAGATAATGGCTGAGATTACCGGAACCATTAAAGATGCTGAGAATAAGATTAAACTAAATCAAATAGATCCGTATGTGGCTATCATAGGACCATACAAGACTTCTGTTGATTTTGGTAAATTGAAGTCCTACGGGGTATCAGCCATGATGTTCTGTGCTGGTGGTCTGTATGATGCTTCACATAAGAAGAAAAAGCAGTATAAGAACCCATACCTTGATGACCAAGTAAAGCGGTGCTTATCTGCAAAAATGCCGTATGGTTTATATGCTGAGGTTAGAGCACATAATGAAATTGAGGCTGATGCTGAGTGCTTGGCTCTATATTATATTTTGGCAGATGATCCCCCGAAGTATGGTATCTGGCTCCGTATGCTGACGGGCAGTAAAAGCAAGACAGTAAATGATAAGATTTTAGATAGGTATTATAAATATATAACCACATGGGGTTTCCGATTAAAGTGTGGAATATATATTGAAAAGGATAAATTAAATACGATTTCATGGGAAAACTATGAAGATAAGTTCTATCTGTTAGCCATAGATCGTATGACTAACTTTAAGTCGGTAGAAGATAAATTATTAAAACCGGAGATGTTTGATATACCAGATGGCGACTCATAAACAGACATTTTTATCGCAAGCCTATAAGTGGCTTGGTGCCAGAGAGAAAGCCGGTGCTAAGGACAGTAAGAATGTAGTTGAAAAAGGAACTAAACTTGCTGAGATTTTTAGTACGGCTGGTGCTAAGTCGGGTACTGCTTGGTGTGCCATTTATGTCTATGCTTGTGCGAAAAAGGCTAAGGCAACCAAATGTATTGGTAAAAGTTGGACTGCACCGGGAATCTGTAAGAGTGTTGTTAAAAGCAAGGGCGGTACATGGATCCCCGGACCGAATAGGACAAAGGGTAAAGTTGTCCCAAGACCGGGCGATTTAATGTTACTTAAAGGCAAAAAGGCTTTGACCTACAAAGCCGATGGTACGGTTAAATCTTGGCATGGTAGCCATGTCGGTATTGTATATAAAGTAACTAAAACTAAATTTATTACCCTTGAAGGTAATGTGCATAAGAAAAGTGCAAAGTGTAGCCATAAATTTACTCAAAGAAGTATTTTAGGCTTTGCTCGACCTAAATGGTCAAAGATAGATACTGGTTCTGGTGATGATCCTATCGAAGAATATGATGGACCTCTCTATGAAACCGAGAATACTCGTCATGATATGACTATGCGAGAAATCGGTTACATGAATACTAATGGAAAGTTGACTACATCAAGTTCGGGTATTCCGATAGCCTTAGTTAATTACACCACAGTATTAGGCGATCTGTATGATATGTTTGAGCGACAGACCTATGATGAAAAGACGGTAAATACAAGTAAATTAAAAGGTAATGAGAAAATCGTAGTAGATACTTTAATTGACTTTGGTTTAAGTGCATCTGCCGCCGCTGGTATTGCTGGGAACATCAAGATAGATTCTAACTATAACCCAGCGGCAGTTAAAGACGGTGGTGTTGGCTTGGCTTTGTGGAAGGGTACTGCGGCTACGGAGATGAAAGAGGCAGTCGGTGTAACTGAGTGGGTTACTAATTTGTCCGGTCAGACTGAGTATATTTATAATGAACTTGCTAACGACTACCCTGAATTGTTCCTCGATCTGGAAAGTATGTCAGTATCAAAAGAAGATACTGAGAAACATGCTACTCGATATGCAAATGTATATCGAGGGATAAAAGATGTTAAGTCGAGAGTAGCGGCGGCTACGGAAATATATTCTAAGATAGTCATCATGCCACCAAAACAGTCAGGGCAGACACCTAACCCGACAACTACTACCCCGAAGAAAACAACAACTACTACTCCGACAAAGAATAAAGTATTAGATGTATCTAAGAAAACTCAGAACTTGATTTCTATTTGCTATGAGTATTACACCGGTAGTGGGGTAAATAGTTCTATTAAGTCTGAGTGGACTAAAAAGGGATCCCCTACCAGTAGGGGTGTGGCTACTCTCGCTGGAAACTATCTTGTTGCGGCTAAGTCTGGCTTAGGTTTAAGTATAAATCATGTTATTGAGTTACATCTTAATAACGGTACGACTATTCCTTGCTTGGTGGCTGGGGTAACATCATCAAATACTGTTATACAGTTTTATCATGCTCCAAACACTTCGATAAATCTGACTGCTTGGAGTGGTCAGAAGATAAGTAAAATCGTAGATCTGGGTAAACGCAAATAAGGGGGTTATTATGGTTGTATATGGATATGCAAAAGACACTATGTATGCTGGGGACGGTACTTTCAAAGTTCAAGTAAGGATCCCTAATGTTCATGGAGCCTACCGATTAGAGGACTATAACGGTAAAACCGTTAGAAACTATACTAATGATGCCGATCTTCCATGGTATTCTTCATTATTATTACCTCAGGAACCGGCAGAGGGTGATGTAGTTGCCTTATGCAGTTTGGATAACTCCGCATCTAATTTCATTGTTATTGGTTTGACCGGTGGTTCATATAACGCAGGCACTACGAATATCTAAGGTAATAAACCTTTTATAATTTAGTAGAAGTGAGGTACTGATATGGCAGAAACCAATTCATTAGCATTTCCAAATATGTTTAACATTACCACTAACCAAGTTAGTGTTATTGAAAATGCAAACTCGGTGGCTAATAGAACTCGTTTATTGATCCTGACAGAACCTACGGAACTTTATAACAACCCTGATTTCGGTGTCGGTCTGAAAAGGCATTTATGGAAATATAATACAGATGCCGAAAAGGGTAGAGTTAAGGATAGAATTACTCAGCAACTTAGGATATATGAACCCTGCGTATATCCGGAGAAAACTTTGTATTCTGACGGGCTTTTGTTTTCCGGTGCTACTGCGAATAATGCGGATAATAGTGATAACACTTTGGCATTAACCGTAGCCCTGCAAACTGTCTTTAAGGACGAAGCCATAGTAACCCTTAATTCAGATACAAGTAAGCAGTAAACCTTTTATTTATATAGGTATTTTTATTATATTAGGAGAATAAGGATGTCAGATACTAACCAAGGTCGGATCTCTTATACCAGTCGTGATTACAACTCCATAATGACTGAATTTTGGAAGTTGGTGCCTACACTTACAGATTTATGGAAACCTGAGGCAGATGCCGATCCCGGTGTTGTCTTGGGTAAAATTCTGGCAAGTGCGGCTGACATGCTTGGTGTCAATGTAGATTATCTGGCAAATGAGATATTTGCTCCGTCAGTAGTCCAGAGGAAAGATGCTGAAAAGATTTTTGGTCTTATCGGTTATGATCTGGGCTTTTATACTGCGGCAAGAACTGAGGTTACTTTTACCAACAATACCGCAGACTCTATGACTTTGGACTTTGGCTTTAACGGTTCAAATTTCTGTACTTTAACTGCATCAACGGATATTACAAATACTGCAAGGGTTATCACATATAACATACTCCCTATGACGAGTGGTTATGGCGATACCACCAGTAGGAGTAGAAGAAGTGTATTATCTGATTATATTGATGTGTTCGCAGATACCGATCAGGTTACTCTTGAATCAGGTGCATCTTGTACCCGTGTCGCTATTGAGGGTGATTTAAGAAGTTATTCCGTAGCGGTAGATGATGTAAAGAAGAACAATTATGTCATCACACTCCCGTCCCAGCATGTAGATACTACGGCAATTTGGGTAAAGGGTAGAACTTCATTATCTGCTACGACTTTCGATAAGACACAATGGATCCAAGTAGCAAATGTGGCTCAGTTCGATACACCGGAACCTCGTTATTGCGTTACCTACGATAACTATTCAAATGCTCAGATAACTATTTCTAACTACCTTAATCAGTTATCTAATTACGAGGGATATTATCTCACGATCTTCTGGATCGACTGCTCCGGTGTTATCGGTTGTGTCGGTGCAGATGTTCTTGGCGACTTATTATTTGCTAAGGCTCAGGAAAATGATGTTAGTTATCAGGCTGGTGAGATCCAGATCACTAACTTATCTAATACAGTTGAGTTCCCTCATACATATACAGTAACGGGTAAATCACCGGAAACTGCGAAAGAGGCTTATCACAATAGTAGAAATTATATCAATACTTGGGATAGTCTTGTTACTCTCCCGGACTATACGAGGTTCCTCAAACGAGAGGCTGGTGTTGACTGCGGTGTTGTAATTGACTGTCAGAAAGCCCTTGAAATCAATATGGCTATTTATAATGATGAAAACCTTACAGATAGCCAGAAACGCAAGATGTATATAACCAACAATGATTTCCCGTCAGGTTCATCATCTTCCGCTTATGACTGGACTAATGTATTAGGTTTGGGCTTTGATCCCGATAATCCGAATAAAAATGTATTCGATTATAACTTTAAGAGATATACGGCTATGTGCTTTGCTATCCATAACGATTTCAAAGATGATGTTTGGGGCAATAGTACATTACTGCCTGCTCAGGTTTCCAAGCAGACTACTTTTATCAAGTACAGACCGCCGCAGATGTTTATTGATAATGTCATCAATGACTATAAGCCGTTGCAGGCTATGTCGGTGGATATTGAATTTGGCGACTGCCGTGTATTTGATTTCTATGTAGTAGGTCAGATCTATACTAACAAGCCCGTTAGCCGTGATGTTGGCGATATGATTATTGCTAAGGCTAAGGAGGCACTTGCTTTATACTTTGCACCGGCTAATAGAGATTTCAACCAGAAACCTACGGTTATGGAAATCGTTAATACTATACAAGGGTGTGATGAACGCATTGTTTATTTTGATGCCGGTTCACCGTCCAACCCCGTTATCAAGTGGAATAATTGTGATCCGAGTTTCTTCAATTACATCTCGTTTGCGAGATACAACGAGCCAAGTAATGCAAGCACTTGTATCAGAATTGCTCCTGAGTGCTTAATTAAATCATAAGGAGATGCTGATATGTTACTTAACGAATTTTTGATGTACTGTGTACCGCACGATCTACCTATTCATATTATCGTGGATATACCGGAAACTGATTTCATAGGTTATAAAGATGAATATTTTGATGTATATAGTCATGAAGATGACTATCGTAACTTATTCATGAAATCGGTTGATATTGATATTGGGGATAATACTCTGGTTATTTATGCTGAGGTATAAGGTATGAAAAGATATATCAGATCTACTACAAGTAATACTCGGTTAGTTGCTTTATCTGACGGTACGGGTATGGGTGGCACTCTTTGTGTATTCAGAACAGATGCCCCTAAGGACTTTTTGAAGAAGTTAGAGGACACATCTTGCCAAGCATTTATCAGCGGTAATGGTTATGATGATGTACCTCAATGGGGTTCAGAAGTTGAGAAGGCTGGCTATACTTGGGAGTATGTTGGAGAACACGGACATGTAACCCCGTATGGCACATCAAGAGGTTGGTTAGAGTTACAATACCCTGAGTGCAAAGAACAATATGTAATTGACGATCAACCGGATATTTGAGGATAATCTTAATGAAACGATATATTAACGCAAGCAGAGAACTCGGAACCGTGTCAGGCACTATCGCTGAAACTGGCGAAAAGTGCGTGATGCGTATGAACGGCTACTGGGTGGGTGCTGGCGGCAGACATATATCGAGGTACGAGAGGGTTGACAAAGATGTTGAATATAACGAAAAAGGTCAACCCGTATTCCGTCAGTATTCCATGGATAGGCATCATAAGTTTTACTTAGAAACCGAAGATCCGGCAAATGATGACGGTAGTTATAGAGGTTGGTAATTATGAAGATATATATTAAATCAACTTCTGCATTAAGAAGATATATCAGAGCCTACTGGTATGACGAGGGTGATCCCATAGATGATTTTATCTATGGTCCTTCTACTACTACGACAACCAGAGATTATGAGGATGAACCCGAAGAAATCTTTACTGATGATCTTGATGATGTTGGATATGGCGATTTTGACGAGTATGAACTTTATGATTATTCCGAATACGAAGATTTCTATAAGCAAATATTAAGGCGAAGAATTTATGTACCTATGCGTGTTGCAAACGATATTCCTGATTACAACGCATATCGTAAAGCCTTATTTAACACATTATATTTATCTATGAAGTCCGGTGAACAGATCGAAGATACATACAACGAGTTCTGTAAAGATTTTCCGGGGATAATAAAAAGCGGTCTTATCAATGAGTCCGATATGTTACTGGAACTTGTGGATGCCACATTATATGCTCAAAGTCTAATAAAGAGGTAACTTATGAAAAGATATATCAAATCTACTAATAACATTTCACCGGAACTGCTTATGCAGACTAAGGATATGCTTAGTTGCTTTAAGCATACTAATTTTGACATAGATAATCACCGAATTGTAGTTCCGTTATATCCGGGTGCTATCGAAGATGACCTTATGCAAGAGGGTATGTTAGGCAAATGGTTAGTAGATAATGGCTTTGATGTTTCTTTTACTACGGGAGATTACGAGTATCTGACAAAAGGCAGATTTAACGCAAGAGCCATGAGGCGAGAGGGTGCTGGCGATAAAAGATATTTACGCAACAGACTGATAATGACTATAACTTGGTGAGGACCGGTATGAAAAGGTACATCAAGTCATCTGCATTATTGCCGGATAAAAAACAACAAATAATCGAGGAATATCTTAGAAAGTATTGCCCCGATTATTTAGGCAGTAAGAATAAAGAGTATATGGTTAATCAGGTGGTTAAGTCTTTTGAAACCGGAGATAACCCGTTCCGTAAATATAGTTCCGAGTATAACGATTCCATGGCTTATGTCTGGGAGAGTTATAGAAGAAAGTTCATGCAGACTAAGGCATAAAGGGGATTTCAGATCATGAAACGATATATAAGATCCAATGGAGATATACCACAAGGCGGTATCGTATTATATCGTGTTGGTAGTACAGATCCTAACATTATAGCAAATAGTGATAGGGGTGTATTTTTTACTACTGATCCCGATTATTTTGATAATCACCCTAAAATGACTTTTGATGAAGATTATAAGCAGTATTTACTTTTCCCAAATGCGAGAGTATGGGATCCCGAAAAAGATTTTAAGGTATTTGATAATGACGGGTACGATAAAATCTACTGTCTTATATCCGATTTAGATAAATTCAATATATATGATGAGTGCGACTGGGAAATTGACGAGGGTTATGGGATAACATCAACAGACGGTTTAGCCATAGCCGGTAAGAAACTTGGATATGATGCCACAGTTGTTCGTGATATATGGTATCATCATGGTAGGTTTGATGAATACGCAGTATATAACCCGTCAGTTATACAACCGTTGTAATAGAATAGGTAAAGATGACGCATGTAGAGGTTTGGAATTTTCCAAACCTTTTATATTTATGACTAATTATACTTATTAGAGGGCTGGACTATGAAAAGATATATTAAATCGTATGACACAATAGGTAGTTGGTGGGATAATATGCAACCTGATACCGATTACATAGTTCTTGAAAAGCCAGACGGTACTTTAATATGGGAAGGTGAGATGTGGAATTTGCCTGATAGAGAATATTTTGGTCATAAGATCCTCGATATTCTTTATGACGGTGGTGGTACTTGCATTTTAACCATTGAGGGGTAATGTACTGTAAATGAACATCAAAGATATACCCGTTCCAGAGATATACAAAGAGAGTGCTGATTTCAGATTTTTTCTGAAATGGTTTGATTATGCCTTAACAAAGATCCAGTATGATACCGTCAATATGATGGACCTCTATGATCCGCTTAGGTGTCCGAAAGACTTGCTCTGGTGTCTTGGCGATACTATGGGCTATAAGTATGATGACAGACTTTGTACTGCCTTTAATCGTTTTGCTATGTTGTTCTTTATGTCTATGATTAAGTATAAAGGTAGCAAGACCGGTGTAACATTAGCGGCTGAGGTCAACCTTAAACAAAAGGATATTGATGCCTACGGTGAAGAACATGATATAAACTATGACCGCCTTGAAGATACTTCTATTCCGGTCAACTCTGTTTATGTAGAACCTAATGTAGCCGAGGGTTATATAGATGTAGTTTATTTTACAGATAAGACACCCATAGACAGTTGCATTGAGTATGTCAGACCTCTTGGCATGTATTGTTTTCAATATGCCGGTGTCAGGGTAGATTCTACAACTAAGATTTCCGTTGATGCTCGTTTGGCTAATGCTAATGACAGTCTTGGTGCTATCGGTGCTACAAGGGTTGGTCATTATAGCCGTAATGATTATGCAAGATTACAACACATGCGAGATGAAGTTTCGCAGAAAAATGATATTGAAGATACAAGGGCTTTGGCTTGGAAACGATCATCTACGGCTGAAACCAAGCCCACTCAAAATGCTGGGTATAGGGCATTGAGTTCTCTGCAAATGGCTAACAATGAGCATATCGTTAAGTCGTTATTCAGCGAGCCTATATTCAGTATTCCTAAGTTGGAAGTTGATACACTTTCGGCTACTGATGTTAAAGATCCGAGATACAACCTCATGTATAACCGTACTATTGATTTGCAGAGTTACAGATCTTCGCCTACTGATGAACACCCGTCCGGTGAACCTATCGGTCAGGATATTGTTGATAATGTCGGTTATCTCCCCGTTGATACTCTGGATCACAATAGGCACTCTACCCCGGATAACCCTAAACCGAAGGTCAACGGCATTATGACTACTATGGGTGAAAGAATACTTCCGTCCTATGCCACACCTATTGCTCTTGGTACAGATCAGGGTGATAAGGTTATGGGTACTGAGGGTGATGATAGCAAGCCTATTACTACTGACTAAGGAGATTTAGATATATGGCTGATAACGATTTTGAACTTGAAACTTTACGAATTTCGGAGTTACCTCAGGTTGATACCGTAGATAAGGAAACTGATGTTTTAGTAGTTTCCCGTAAATCTACGGCAAATGTTGATGATTATCGGTCTTATAAGGTTACACCTGAAAAGTTGTTGGAAGATGTTGGTATCGCCTATACTGCTGGCGATAACATCAGTATTAGTTCAAGTAATGTTATTTCAGCATCTTATCCTGATGTAACTACATCTACTAATGGTCTTATGCTGGCTGAGGATAAGGTCAAGTTAAATGGTATTGCCGATAATGCAAACAACTATTCTTTACCCGTTGCCACGGATCAAGTTCTTGGTGGTGTCAAACAAGGTTCTAATGTTACTATTGATGCCAACGGTGTAATCTCAGCCCAGACTGGTCCTACATATACGGCAGGCACTAATGTTCAGATTTCAGAATGTAATTTCGGCTACTGATACCACATATTCCGTAGCCACTCAGTCTGATGCTGGCTTAATGTCGGCAAGTGATAAGACTAAACTTGATGGTATCGCTACGGGTGCTAATAACTATGTTCTCCCTGAGGCTACGGCACAAGTTCTTGGCGGTGTTAAGCAGGGTACTAATGTTTCAATAGCGGCTGACGGTACTATTTCCGCAACCGATACTACTTATACAGATGCTACACAGTCTGATGCTGGTCTTATGTCAGCCACAGATAAAACAAAGTTAGACGGTATTGATAACAATGCTAATAACTACACACTTCCAGCGGCTACATCTTCTACCTTAGGTGGTGTAATCGTAGGATCTGGAATTAGTGTTGCCGCTGACGGTACTATCTCTGTGTCCGGTGGTGGCGGTGGGGGAGCCTCTGCTTTAACGGATCTCTCAGATGTTGACTTAAACGCACCCCAAAACGGACAAACACTTATTTATGATAGTGCTAACTCTGTATGGGTAAATGGCAACGGTGGTGGTGGAGCATCATCTTTATCAGGACTGACAGATGTAACTATCTCTGGCACACCTACTAACGGTCAGGTTCTCACATACGACACTAATTCGTCCCAGTGGGTTAATGACGATATTCCTACACCAGCGGCACCAGCCTTAGGTGGTTTATCTGATGTAACAATATCTTCGGCATCTAACGGTCAGGTACTTAAATATAGTAATGGCGATTGGGTTAATGATAATGAAGCCGTTCCTACTCTCGATAATCTGACTAATGTATCAATTTCATCTTTGGCTAATGACCAGATCTTAAAGTACGATTCGGCTAATCAGGTATGGAAGAACGCAAATGAAACCACACCTACAACCCCGTCCCTTGATGACTTAACTAATGTAACCATTACTTCGGCTACTGCGGATCAAGTCTTAAAGTATGACGGTTCAGACTGGGTTAATGCCTCAGTTCCAGCAGGGGCTACTGATCTTGATGACTTAACAGATGTAGATATTACAACACCGTCCGAGGGCGATACACTTATTTATGATAGTACCAACTCCAAGTGGGTGAACGGTGCTGGTGGCGGCGGTGGATCTGCAAAGCAGACCGCAGTAACTCAGGCTCAATATAATGCCTTAGTTCAGGCTGGTACAGTAGATCCTACAATGGAATACTTTATTACAGACGGTATTCCTGCTCAGGTATTCCCATGGACTGAAATTACCGGAACCTTAACGGCAGGACAAACAAGCCTTGTATTCTCTAATGCCACTATTACTACTAATTCGACAATAGATGTCTATGTTGAGGATAGTTTTTACGGAGTAAATCCTACGGCAGTAACATTAGCAACTGGTAGTGTTACACTTACATTTAATGAACAAGCAAGTGATATGCTTGTGAAAGTGAGGATAAGTTAATATGGGTTGGGTTAGATGTGCTGGTCAGTCAGGTACGGAGTTGATACCGCTTGATTTGACTAATGAGGTCCATAATATTCAGAATAATCGTACTATTACTATATCGAGGAATACCATAGTTAGTCCTATTAGCAGTTGGACTGATTGCATTGGCATAATAGCAATACCCCTTGATTTATCTGACGGTTCAAACACTATTGTAATAAAGTATGATTTACAAGGGTATTCAAAAACGGAAACCGTTTATTATTCAACAATGTTCTTTGATGATAATAATTCTGTCAATAATGTGGCTCAAAAGACTGGTGCTTATCCCTATGGGTATAAACAGTTGTACCAAGCGGAAATAGCATCAGGTGGTGATGATGATTTAGGTCATATTGACTGTCTTGGAGTTCTGCCTAATATTAGTGGTACATTGTACTTGAAGATAAATTTTGGTACGACTAATTACAAGTCTTTAAGTCTTTTTAAGACGAAGTTATGAGGGTATGAGATATGCCAAAGATAATGTATAACGGGATCGAATATTCTGATAGTGTACCTTACAAAGAATTGCAAGGTATTCTAACCGCTGGTCAAACATCTATTACCTTTAATGATAATGTAATCAATTCTAATAGGGCGATAGATTATTTTACAAGTATCTACGGAGTAGTGCCTACAAGCATTACAGTTTCAACCGGATCTGTTGTGTTTACTTTTGATGAGCAAGAAAGCGATATGATCCTGAAAGTGAGGATAAGTTGATATGACTTGGTATAGATGTGTAGGAGAAACTGGTGTTAAACCCTATGTAATATTTGAAAACGGAAAATGGCAAAACGATAATTTGTTTGATGTAACGATTAGTGAAACGGGTAGCGAATATATATCAATAGTCA